GACACTATTTGAGGAGGCATATAAGTATAACGTCGAAACTTTGTTTATGTCTACCGACAAAGCAGTTGAGCCTTGCTCTCTATACGGCTATACAAAGGCCATAGGAGAGTCGATTGCTAGACACTTTAACTTTTCAATCGCAAGATGTGGCAATCTCTTAAACTCGTCAGGAAGTGTCATCCCTGTATGGGAACAGCAAATCAAAGATAAAAAGCCTTTAACTATTACTGATCCCGAAATGACAAGGTATGTTATCGAAGCAGACGAGGCAGCTAGACAGATTTGGGACTGGTTTTATCTTGGAGACAAGTTAATCATTCCGCAAATGGATCGACCAGTAAGGCTGATTGATCTAGCCGAAACAGTCTACAAGAAGCACAAGGTTAAGCCAAAAGACCAAAAGATACAGATAATCGGCAAACGTCCAAAAGAAAAGAAACACGAGCGTCTTCGTTGGCCAGATGAAGAACCATATGTTTAATATCTGTAAAAAATGTGGGCAAAAATTTGAAGTAGCAAAAAACCATAGCAACCAATTATATTGTGGTTCTCAATTACTAAAGCTCGGATGTTCTTATATAAATAGTCTTGATAAACATCGTGACTACTACATCAAAAACAAACTCAAAATAACAGAAAAAGTTAAAACATATTATGCCAATAATAAGGCAGAGATAAAGGGCAGAATGAGAGCATATTCTATAAAAAATAAGAATAAAATCCAAGAAAAACATCAAGAATATTACACCAAGACAAGAGAAAAAATATTACAGGAAAAAAAAGAATACCACTTAAAAGTTAAGTACGATCTAACTCCCCAAAAATATCAAGAAATGTTAGAGGCTCAAAATGGTGTTTGCGCAATATGTGGAGGCATTAATAACACATCAAAAAGAACAAAGCTATATGTCGACCACTGCCATGATTCCAATACTGTAAGGGGACTTCTTTGCGATAGTTGCAACAGAGGACTCGGTAATTTTAAGGATAATATGTCCAATTTAAGCAAGGCAATACAATATTTAACTAAATGGGAGGAACTATGAGAATTTTAATCACTGGTAACAGGGGGTTTGTGGGAAGCGAGACACAGAGATTATTAGAAGCGGAGGGTCACGAAGTTATCGGTTACGACTTGATGGATGGGTTTGACATTAGAGACTTTGAACAATTATTTAATGTAATAGCTAATGGTAATATCGACAGGGTATTGCATTTGGCTGCTATCGCTCGCTTTGCTGACGCTGATAAAGACCCACGCCTTGCCTTTGAAACGAATGTGATAGGTACTAAGAACGTGGCTGAGGTCTGTAGAGAGCTACATATACCCCTTGTTTATAGTTCTACTGGAAGCGTTTATATGCCAATTCAACAAGAGCCACCAATTACTGAGGATTTCCCAACTAAAGGAAACTCAGTTTACGGCTGCACTAAAAATTTAGGAGAACTTTATGTCAAAGAAAACACACCACACATCATCCTTAGATATGCTCATCTCTATGGAAAAGAAAAACGTATGCACGGACTCATCGGTGGTTTTTTGGACAGGATTAACAGAGGTCTTGCCCCGACACTATATGGCGGCAAACAATCAAATGACTTCACCTATATCAAGGATGTTGCTCAGGCTAACCTTAAAGCTCTTATTGCACCTTGGGATAAGTGGAATCAAGTTTACAACATTGGAACTGGCGAAGAACTCACTGCAGAAGAAGCAGGAAAACTCGTCTGTGAAATAGCCGGTTGGACAGGTGATATTGATATCAAAGAGCAAAGAACAGTTGACCCAGGGAGATTTGCTTTTGATTGTTCCAAGGCAGAGATAATGCTTGGTTTTAAAGCGAAGTATGATTTTAAAACGGGCTTAAAGGATATGTTTGGAGGTGAAAATGATCTCACCACTAGCTAACATCTATGGCACGAACTTAATCGGAGAAAGTACTCGTATAGGTGCTTTTTGTGATATAGGCAACTGCATTATTGGCGATAGATGTAATATCCAAACAATGGTCTCAATCCCTAGAGGAACGGTGATTGAAGATGATGTCTTTATCGGCCCTCAAACCACAATTTGCAATGACAAATATCCACCTTCAAAGATAAACAGTCCCGTAACCATTAAAAAAGGTGCTTCAATCGGGGGTAATTGTACTATTCTCCCAGGAATAACCATTGGAGAATACGCCAAGATCGGAGGAGGATCAGTCGTAACCAAGGATATACCAGATAAAGTAACTGCTTATGGTAATCCAGCAAGAATTAAGGAGGAAGAATGAACGTACCATTTTCTAAAGTTACTATCGGTCAGGAAGAAATAGACGCAGTCACTCGTGTTTTATCGTCTGGTTGGCTGGCGGCTGGTAAGGAGACAGAAGCGTTTGAAAAAGAGTTTGCCGAGTATGTCGGGGTTAAGTATGCGATCTTTACTAATTCCTGTACATCAGCCCTCAAGATGGCTTACAAGTGGGCGAAAGAGGAAATGAAATATAAGAGCATGATTTGCACTAAAAATACTTTTTGTGCCACTTATTCAGCCGCTAAAGAAATAGGTTTAGATGTCTTTTCTGGAGATAAAGAAGACATAGAGTGGAAAGAAGTAAAATCATGGAATGACTTATATGAACAATTCAGGGTTAATGTACACTACGGCTCAATAAAAAATGAAACACCCTGTTTAATTGAAGACTCAGCCCACCGCATTGAACCAAACGACACTCTTGTAGGCAAGATCAGGTGCTACTCATTCTATGCTACTAAAAACATGACCACCGGCTCTGGCGGTATGCTGGTCACTAACGACAAGGATATATATGAGCGATGCAGAACCTACTGGCGAGACGGTCTTACAAGTTCAACACATGACAGACAAACAGGAAAGAGTTGGAATTACGAAGTCAAAACTATGGCAGGCGGTTATGATGGCAATGATATTGCGGCTGCTATCGGCAGGGTTCAACTTAAAAAACTCCCAGAGTTTAACAAAAGACGTAATCAAATATGTCAAAGATACAACGAATCACTAAACCAAAATTGGCAAGGGAATCACCTATATCCTTATTTTGTAAAAAGTTCTGAACAGGTTGAGAGATTTATAGAATTTCTTAAAAGCAAAGGCATTGCTTCTGGTTATCACTATCCTAATACAGGCTGGCTTGGAGTAAGCTTACCTATTTACCCACTTTTAACAGACGAAGAAGTCGATTATATTATTCAATCGGTAAAGGAATATGAGAATACTAAACTATAATCCTGAAGAGATGGTTCATGATTGGCGAATACTTGCTATGCAAGCTCTCGAAAAAGACATTGTTTATTTATGTCGCTTTAGGCCTATCTATAATGTTGAAAGAGAAGATGTCGAACAGGAACTAAGACTTTTTATCTGGGATAAATTGCCTAACTATAATTCCGAAAGGTCATCAATCAGGACTTGGTTTTACATGGAAGCTAAAGGAAAACTCTATCGCTTAACTAGAACAGAGCTCAGACGTTACAGGCGAGAGATATTATTTGCTTCGGCGGTACATATACCTTGTGATGACCAAGAAAATCAAGGATGAAACAACAAACGAGTATGCTGCCGAATATAGACGCTGGTACAACAAGCTAGAGCCGATATGGGCTAGTAGATTTGACCGTAACTATAAGCAGTATACCGCCTATACCGAAGTCAAAGGAACTAAATCAAGAATATCTGATCCTGTCGCTCCAGAATTAACCGAGAGACAAGTTAGAAGATTATTTGAAAAAGATCCCGTATTTTTTGCTTTAGGACGAGGTAAGAATATTCCAAAACCTGTTACAGAACTTTTAGCCAACATCGTCAAATATTACTGGACTAACCCTGAAATGGTGATGAGTACAGGGACGATGAAATCTAAACTAAAGGTTTCTGGCCGTGAGTTTTGCGTTTTAGGTAATACAGTTGTTGAGGCCTACTACAACTCTGTTTCCGATTCCCCCGATATGAGAGTTCACGCTTGCGAGGATGTCATCTTCAACCCAGCTTATACCTTAAAAACATCTCCTGTTCATTATGTTAGGCAATGCGTCGATATTTCCTACTTGGAAGACCACAAGGAAGTGGAAATTGACGGAGTGAAATCTGGCCTTTTTAAGAACATTGAAGAGGTTAAAGCACAATTTGAGGATGTTAAAGAGAAAAGCAGAAGCGATGTTGTTAATCGTGGCGACTCCAATGCAAGTTTTGAAGCTCCGATTGAGCTTATTTCACGTTATAAAGGCTCAAGCGTTTGTCGGTTTATTTTAAACGCCACTGATAAAGACGAGCCTATTAAAATTCAAGAGTATAAATCCGATATCTTGGGAGAATCTCCCCTAGCCTTTGCAATGGATATAGAAATTCCAAAACAGCCATATGCTATTTCTTACCTAGACTTTATAAACGGATTAACACAGGCCAAAGACTTAACCCTAAACCAGATCGTCGATTATGGCGCTAAGGCTCTAAATCCACCTTTATTCTATGATCCTTCGACATTACCGATAAATAAACTAGCTCTTCAAAACGCTTATAAGTTAGGTGGATTAGTTCCAGTCAATCCTCAAATGGCCGATCACAAGAATATGCCTCCTATCAATACTGTCGGATTCCAATTACTTGAATACATTCAACAGCGTTCAGAATCAGTTACTGGATCAAGTGCTTATACAGACGGAACAACTAATAATCCTTCTGATAAAACACAGGGGACAGCTACTGGCATTTCAGTTTTAACAAGCCAAGCGCAAGGACCTATAAGAGACCGCCAACAAACACTAGAGGAGTCAATCGTTGAACCTATTGTAAATAAATGGTTAAAGATGGCAGCCGGTTTGATGTCAGAGAATGAAATAAAATATGCCTTTATTTCTGGTCAATCGTCCAAATGGATAGAGTTCACTAAGGGAATGTTAAGCGGAAAAATCACATTAAACGATTTATTAGTTTCAGAGCTTATCACACCAGAAGAAGCTGCTGAACTAGCAGCCATTCTCGAAGCAGAGGGTAAGAATCCTCAAACAGAATTAATCTTCGATGTTGACTGGATTATCCGTTGTGAGTCAGGAAGTATGGCTGAAATTGACACCGAAAAAGAAATACAGAACTTCCAGAAATGGGTTGATTTCAATATGTCTATTGGTTTACAAATGGATTTACAAAAAGTCTCTGATGAGTTAGCAAGCAAAGCAAATATTAAAGATCCAGAGAGATTTAAATTACAAGGAGTACAAAATGGAGGAATTGGACAAGGACTTCCAAACGAAGTCACAGGAGGAATTGGAGAAGGAGCGCCTGGAGTTGGCGGTGTCCCTTCTCAAACGATTGGACAAGTCGGAGGACTTCCAAGCGCTTAGAGATGAGGTAGCTAAACCAATCTTACAAGGCTTAGAAGCTGAAATCAGCTCGAAGGAAGCAGATTTGTTACCAGAAGCAATATTTAGAGCAAAAGTGAAACACTTTTACTCTCTAAAATTCTTCTTCGAGAAGATATTTACACAATTATAAGTAATTTAACAATTTAAGGAGGATAGCAGGTTTAGGTGAGAGGGTTCGCTTTATGCGTCAGCTTCGGCTGCCTCCAGCCCTCTCGCTCAAGCCTGTTATCAAATGGAACACGGCGAAAGCCACTCCAAGAAAGGTACAAATGGACACAGAGAACACCCCTATTAATGAGGTAGCACCTCAGGAAGTAGAGACTCCAAGTGAACAGGTAGTCGATACCGAAACATCGACTGATGCCCCCGTTGTGATTGAAACGGACACGGCTAAGAACAATTCTGACTGGGAAACCAGATACAAGGAATTGCAATCGACGTTTACTAAAACATCTCAAAGGAATGCGGAACTTGAGAAATTAGTTAACACACCAGTTGTAGACGATTATCAGCCTACGACTGAGCCAGGGGAAAACCCCTTTGACGAGGCAACCACTACAGGTGTGATGTCTCTAGCCGAGAAAGCTGCTGAAGTAGCATGGGAAAAAAGAGAAGCTGCAAAATGGGTCAAGCAAAATGCGGATGATTTAAAAGATCCGATAGTCGACTCTCGAACGAGAGATTTAATTCGACAAGGTTATGATCGGGATACAGCACTAACTCAAGCTAAAAGTGAACTTTCGGAACGGGTCAGCCCAATTCAAAAAGAAGCTCTAGCTCAAGGCGTCAAAGAAGGACAAGCACTGGCACACGAAAAAGAGAAAATGGGAGCAATAGGGCAACCTGGAAGCTCCGACAGACTCGATCCTAAAGTATTAGGTTCAAAAGAGTTTGCGATACATCAAGGATTAACTTACGTCGACTAGGAGGAAGTCGCACATTAACAAATTAAAGGAAATAAATGGCACATACAGTGGATATGAGCTCAATACCTATGTTTTATGACAAAAGGTATTTAGAGCGACTAGTTCCCCAGATTGCTATGGAAGAGCTCTGCTTGCAGAAACCGCTTCCTGCTAACTCTGGTACGACTATGTATTTCCCAATGATGTCTGCTTCTTCAACAACCGTCTCTGCTTATAAGAGCACTGCTGGTACTGTTGTTACCCCTGAAGCAGCTCATGACTTTAGAGTTTCGGCTGTTATCGAAAAATACCGAAATGCTAAATCAATTTGGGACTTGGCTAAGATTACCGGCCTGTCAACTTACATTGACGAAGTGGTAGACGAGCAAGCTGATCAAGCTGCTCAGATCATTGACAAAAAGATTCTTGAAGAGGCTTACGGAACTTCCGCTATGCCTTGGGGTGGTGGTTTCTCATGTTTCGCATACGACACTACTGCTGGTGTAAACATTCTTGCAACTTCACAGATGTCTGCTATCGGCACATTCTTCGGAATGGCTGGCAGAACTTTCAAAGCAACAACTGCTACTATCAGAGCTGCTGCTGGCAAGTTAAGAGGATTGAATGTCAGACCTTTCGACGATGGTTTTTATCGAATGGCTGTTCACACTGATACCGAAATGGCTCTTTTGGCTGATACAACTTGGGCTACAAGTCCAAACTATCTAACTCCAGAGGAAATCCAAAAGGGTATCTTCAAAGCTTATGCTGGTGTCAAATTCGTTCGAGATAACAACATTTATACATCTGCTTGTGGTACTTCTGCTGCTGCTTATACTCAAGCTACTGCATACTGTTCTGTCTTGGTTGGTAAGGGTGCTCTTGGAATGTCAAAACTTGACGGTGGTGTTAAAACCTACCTTAAAGAGCCTGGCACACAAGACACTTCAAACCCTGTTGACGAGTTTGTAACATTCGGTTGGAAGATTATGTTTGTTCCAAAGCGTTTGAACGTAAACAAGGGTCTTATCGTTTTGACACAGGATCTTGGATAATTGTAACTTCGATATTTGGGAGAATGGAGGCTCTCAAAATCGAGAATATAATTTAATGGAGGAAATTATGTCTAATCCTTTCGATAAAAAGGAAAAGAAGTTTAGCGTAGTCACGCCCGTATACAAAGAGGCTTGGCGTACTTTTGATATGTTTTTTAAATGCCTTTCAGAGAGTTCATACAAAGAATTTGAGGTTATTATCTCCTTTGATGGCAAAAACAAGAGGGGCGAAACAGAACTCAAAAAATATATCAAAAAATACCCTGAAATGGATATTAAATCATGCACTCAAGACTGGGGAGGAGCACCAAAAGCTCGCAACGCTGGAGCTAAGATCGCAACTGGTGAATACTTAACATTCCTTGATCCTGATATTTATTTATACACCGACTCTATGAGAACGTGGGCTGATAACTTTAACGGTTATGATGTGGTTTGGGGCTTATATGATATTCAAGTAAACGATCAAAAATATCAGATCGGGGCTAACGTACCAGTCGATGCCAAAGATCAACCGATGTATTGGTCGTTTAGGTTCTCTAACTTCTGCTCTGGGGCTATGCCTGTTAGAAAAAGTGCTTTTATAGGCTGGGATGAAACAGTCAAAAGTCTTCAGGACTGGGATATGTGGCAAAGAATGTTACTGCCTGATTTTACAGGAGAAAAGTTTAAGTTTATCCGTAAATCTTTCTTTCTGACCGATCCACCAAGAGAGAGAGGCATTTCGATGGACTCGTCCGATAACTGGATTGAGAGGGTCAAGTATGTTAGAGAGAAAAACAACATTCCTATCTCTGATGTATGTGTTTGCTCTTTCGGAGCTCCTTATCATGGCGTTAACACGGCTAAACTTCTTGGTTACGATTACTTGCCGATGCCATCATTCAAACCGAACGAATACAAAGCTGTTTATTTACTAGGTTTCTATGTCAACGGCATTGAAGGCCATATGCAAGCCATCCAAGGCTTTAAAAAGAAAATAATTCATTGGATAGGAACGGATATCCATATGTTAGGCCATACTCTTTCCGTCTCTACATGGAAAGACCTGTTAAGTTATTTTAAGAACGAAAAAATTATCCATTTAGCAGAAGCTAATTTTACTCAAAAAGAACTCAAAGAATTAGGGATTAAATCTAGTGTTGTGCCGCTACCCCCGTCAAAGCTATACAAGCCAATGCCACTACCAAAGAAGTTTACTGTTGGTATTTATGAGAACGCAACTCAAAATATGTATCAAGAAGAACTAATGCAGCATGTCGCTCGAAGTATGCCAGATATTGAGTTTAAGTTCTTTGGTAACGATCAGAAAAAAGGCAAATATAACAATGTCGAACACTTGGGTTGGGTTGATATGGACGAATGGATACCGAAGTTATCTTGTAATCTAAGAATTACTAATCACGATGGGCTTTCTCTAACAGTTTTGCAGTTTTTGACTGCTGGACGAAATGTAGTTACTAATACCCCCGTTAAGGGGGCAATACAGGTAAATCCTACACGTGAGGATATAGTAAAATGCATCAGAATGGCTCAGAAGACACTTTTAGACTCTAAGTGGTCTACATACTGGACAAAGGAAGTTTCAACTAAGAAATTCAAAAGAGAAATGAGGAAAATATGCAAATAAGCGTTGTAATTCCGACAAAAGACCGCCAGACCTATTTGCCAGAAGCTATCAACTCTGTTTTAGAGCAAACCTTTAAAGATTTTGAACTAATTGTAGTAAACGACGGTGGAACCGACGATACTGATACTTTGATGGACTACTACTGCAAGAAAGACAAGCGAATAAAGTATATAAAGTTGGTTGAGAACATGGGAATATCCAAAGCTCGAAATACAGGTGTGGAAATGGCACAGGGAAAGTATATCGCTGTTCATGACTCTGATGATGTAATGTCACCAGACCGTTTGAAGAAATCTCTTAAAGCTCTTGAAAATTGTGATTGTGTTTATTCTTCTTACTTACAGGCTAATGAAAACGGCAAAGTCTACGGTATGGTTGAAGCCCCAGCTCCCTCTAGGTTAAATATGAAAGAAATTCTTAAACATCAAATGATCCCTCACGTTACTATGATTGGCAAGAAAGAACTCTTTAAATATAAAGATGAGTACAGAACTAACGATGATTTATATCTTGTTTGCTCAATGTTTAGAGATAATGTCAAATTTAAAAAAATAAGAGAACCATTAATGATCGTGCGTTATCATCCTACTTCTACATCAAACACTAAAGACAAGGAGGTTCGTGGTGTCACAGAAAAAATCAGACAAGAATTTGATATTTAATAAGGTTCTATCGCTACCTTTTCAAGACACAAGCGTTGGTCTATACCGTATCCTTTCACCTGTTATAAAGGCCAAACAAAAAGGCTTAATCAAAGATAATTTGTGCTATCCCTTTACGGGGGATAATCAAACACAGTTTGCTACTTATCCTGATAGTTTCTGGATGGAACTCTGCAAAGGAGCTGATGTTGTCCATAGCACAATCCTGGCAAATAAGGATATGATTTTAAAATTTATGAACTTGCGTAAGCACTTTGGCTTTAAATTGTTTTTTGATATTGACGATAACCTATACTCTGTTTCAACCGACAATCCTGCTGCTAAACAAGTCGAAAGGCTAAAAGAAACATTTGAGTCGTGTTTGAGTATTTGCGATGGCGTAACTGTTTCAGTGCCTAATTTAAAGAAAGTTTACTCTCATCTACACGATAACATATATGTTAATCCTAACTTTGTAAATAAAGAGATGTTTGATTTTCCAAGAAAGAAGCATAAGGGAATAAGAATAGGTTGGCGTGGAGCTTATGGTCATAAAGACGATTTAGAGATGATCCGTCCTGTTATTGAAGCGATTAAAAAAGACTTCAATATAACTTTTGTAACTCTAGGCTGGAACCCTGGTTGGTCGGACGAACATCACGAATGGGTTGACTCTTTCGCTTTCCCTAAAAAACTAGCTTCTCTTAATTTGGATTTAGCTCTTGTACCATTGATAGATTCAGCCTACAACAGGTGTAAATCAAACCTTGCTTACTTGGAATACTCAGCACTTGGGATACCAACAGTTACTTCACCAGTCGAGAACCAAAAAGGTTGTGGAATAAACGCTAAGTCAAGCTATGAATGGTATGAAGCAATCAAGAAGTTAATCAAAGAAAAACCAACTGTTAAATTTGTTGATACGGAGAATGTTTTAGGCCTTTATAAGTGGATGAAAGAGACAAATCGCAAGAATTTCTAGGTGCGGTACATATACCTATTGATGAATTATTTACTTTTGCGTACACGTACCGCTTATTTACGAGGCGAGGAAGACACGTCAACTGAAGACGTGATTGATTCACATATTCAGTCGGCGATTGAGGATATTTGTAACGAGTATCCATTTTCGTGGACTCAAGACGATGATACTATTGCCAATGGCGACGACCTTCCAACAACTATAAACCGCAAATGGGGCGTTATTATTGTTGATTCCAACGGAAATACCTTGACTGAGATACCGCCTAAAGATCAGCACTCAACGACCTCGACAAGCGTCTACTGGCTATCAGGAGGAAAATTTTACACTCACTCAACCGAAACTCTCTACATATATTTTTACTATCTTCCAACCGCACTCGTAAATGACGCTGATATTTGCTTAATTCCTGATGGCGAGGCTGTCGCCTACTTAGCCGCTTCCAAGATGTATATCGGCGACGAAAGAAATAGAGAACTCAAAGAGGATTATAAGGGTGAAGCCAAAGAACGAATCCAATCAATGATTGCGGCTGATGAACTATACGGACAAACAATAATAGAGGGAAGCATTATCGACCTTAACTCCCAGATAAGGAGTTAAATGGCACTTTCACAAAAGTTTACCTCAATTCAGCGCAAGGATTTTGTCGGTGGAAATAATTACACCTATGGCTCACGTCAGGTCAACGATAATGAGTCCCCAGACGCTGTTAATTGCGACTTTAAAGGACGTACAGGGGTTGGAAATAGAGCTGGATACACTCAATTAGGGACAGTTTCTACATATAATCTCGGTAAAGGACTAGCCGAGTTTCATACTTCAGTAATAGACCAAGCAATTAAGTTTGTTTCCAATGCAACAAATGTGATTTTGTCATACTCAACTGGTGGAGCATGGTCTGATGTTGTCGGAACTACTTTTGCTAACTTAAACATGGATGCATGTCAGGGCGGGGGGAAACTATATACCGGCAACGGAAGTGATGTTATGCGTGAATGGAACGGATCAGCGTGGGCAGACACTACTAACGGCACTAAAGGCTATTTTCCTACTTTTTACAATTCACGAATATGGGTCAAAGACGAACAAAATGAAGATATGCTTAACTTCTCAGGTCAGTTCACCTTTGATAATACTGTTGTTTCTGATAAATTAGGCGATTTTACTACTGCCAATGGTGGAGGTTGGATAAGGTTTAAAGCAGGTTCAGGGGCTAGAATTACAGGTCTTAAATCATTTAAGAGTGCTTTGTATGTTTTTTTAACCGATTCTATTTATAGGGTAACTCCCGCTTCTAGCGCTAATACTTTTACAGTTGAACTAATTACAAATGCAGTCGGCTGTGTATCTCATCGATCAATCGTCCAAGTTGAAGAAGACTTGTATTTTTCAGGTCAAGACGGAGTTTATTCTTTGGGAGACGTTGCTAACTATACTGCAGTAAGAACTACAAATAAGTCGGCTAAGATTCAAAGAATATTTGACAACCTAACAGCTACTCAAAAAGCTAGCTTGGTCGGTTGTTATTACAAATTTAAATATTATCTTTTTTATACCCTTTCAGGTACTACAAACAACGCTTGTATGGTCTATGACATACGCTATAAGGCGTGGCAGGACTGGCGAAACATTGCGGGCAATGACGCTAAAACAATTACTCTTCAGGGAGAACAGAGAATGTTCTTTATCGAGAACTCCGCAAAAGTTCAAGAGATGGGCGTTGGCAACGATGATGACGGATCTCCAATAAATTCATATTGGACTAGTAAATCCTTTGACGAAAAACTCCCAGATGTTATGAAATTTTATTTTGATGCCTCTTTCTTATTCGGGACTCTCAACGGATCGGTAGACCTCTCAGTTGTCTTTAATGACTACGATGTATCAGCCACTAAAACACTCACTCAAAACAAACCTCAAGGAGGCTTTGGTAGAGACGTTCTTGGTAAGTCTGTTATGGGTAAATCAACCAATATTACAACTGTTGTTCAGGTTTATAACTATCCCCAAAGGTTAAAAGCAAAGGGAAAGAAATACGCTGTTTCATACAAAGTTGAATCTTCTGACGAATGGAGGCTTGATTCAATATCCCAATATGTCAGCGTCTTTGACCATTTCAAAATTTTACCTTCATTAAAACTAAACTAAGGATTATATGGCACTCAACACCCCCACAAGCGATTTTCAAACATCATCTTTAAATGGAGCAATCAACGCTTCTGTCGATTCGATGACAATAGGAACTGGACTTTCAATTCCAGCAACTAATGGAGCATTACAGATAGACTATGACTCAATAATAGCTGTCGGATCGGCTTCTAGTCCAGAAACTATTTTATACGCAACTTATAACTCAGTCACTGGTGCAGTTTCAGGAATGACTAGAGGTCAAGCAGGAACAACAGGAGTGTCCCACTCAAATGGAGCTTCTATTCAATGCGGTAACTCTAGCGTCTATTTTACTGCTTTAAATGCTCTTTATGATGGCTGGATTCCAGTAGAGGAAACATGGTCAAGAGTCTCAAACACTTCCTTTACTATTACTGGTGACTATACAGGAGTATTAGCGGTGGGAGATAAATTAAAAGTTACCGATACAACAGTAAAGTATTTTTATATCACCGCAGTTTCGTACTCAGCACCGAACACAACAGTAACTATTACAGGAGGAACTGATTATGTTTTAGCTGCCACTCCTACATTACAATACTACTCCAAAGCCTCATCTCCAGTAGGTTTTCCTGATTGGTTTAATTGGACACCGACTCTGGGGGCTTCTGGCTCAATGACATTTACAAGCACAAATATTCTTAATGCACGATTCAAAATTACAGGCAGACAAGTAACTGTTTCTATAACTACCACTGGAACAACTGGAGGTTCGGCTAGCGTCAATCTAACTTTCACCTTACCAATAGTTGGGGCACGACAATATAATGGTTTTTCTGCTTATGTTGGTGATGGTGGAGACATCGTTGGTTTTGGGTTTTTAGATTCAAACAAAAACAAGGTATTTATTGAAAAGACTGGAGGCGATAACTTTGGCTTAGGGGCAGGCCGTTCGTTTTCTTGTTACGGTTCTTACGAAATTTAATACAAAAAGACCATCCTACTTGGGTCTTTGTGAGAAAAACATTCAACGTATTGAAAAATAGAACATTAACATTGTCAGCTAAGGGCGGGTTTAGCTGAGTACATTATAAGAACAGGGATAGAATAGCTCGTAACGCTACAAGCATTTCTATCATCTTGGAGATCGTTGGGTATTTTTTCATAATTACCCATCATTAAAAACAAAAAGGGACACTGTTGTCTGTAGACAGTCATCCCTATTTGCCTCTGTGTGATAGATACTTCACAGCGTTTGGCTATAAGTAAATATTATCACATGAGAAAAAAATGTCAATAGGTGGTACCCCCGCTGGGACTCGAACCCAGATTACAAAGTTAGCCAAACTAAGTGTTGTATCCATTTCACTACGGGGGCATCACCTTTGACACAAAGACAGTATAGCAAAATAGGTCATGGGGGTCAAAGAGAGAACATTAACAATTTATTCATTGGTTTTAACGTGATTCCACAACCAAGCAAAACCAATAATAGTGAATAACCCACCGATAGCATACAAATCGGAGTAATCAGGTTTTTCTTCAGGCATGTCTTCAACTTCAATTGTTGCTTTAGATGCAACAAACCTAGCTTGTTTATCAGCTTCAATCTTAGCTAAAACTGTTTTTCGCTCTTCTGAGTTTATAACCTGATCGGTAATTGTTTTGTAACTCCAGCTAGAGCCAGAGCAATTATTATAAGGAAATTGACTGTGCCAATACTGAATATCAAAGTCGTTTGTATCTCTTAATAAAAGCGATTTGTAGACACTTTTAACAGACTCATCAATATTGTTATACCAGTAAGTTTGAGCTGATAAATGGGAATAAAACTTTTTGTCTCCAATCTTGCAAACCCACGGATCAACTGGTTCTGAATAACAAGTACAACTAGAGCTTAAAGTTCCGTCAGAGCATAGTTGCCTTCCATTAGAACAACCTGCGACTCCACCATGCCAAGAGCAACAGCCACGTTGCGCATTAACTTTAGGGGCAAAATATAAAAAAACACTGACAATAGCAGTGCATAACCAAATGACTACCCCTAATTTCTTCATATTTACCCCTGTTTACTTAATTTCTTTTGAGTAATGAGGCCGTAGATATAGCCGATAAAGAGAACGACCAAAATAATATAAGCAAATAATGCGGTAGCAATGTCTATTGTTCCCTCTATTTCACCACCGCTTGCATAAACCATAAAACCAATGGCGGCACATAATATGTAAAAGCAAATCGAATTAAAAACATAATCCCTTAGTCGCCTTGTAATAAAAAACTTAACCAAAAACTTATTCATAACCATATATTATCACTAATTTATAATTTGTCAAGGAGAAACTATGTACAACTTGTTTAAAGCAGCCCGAAACGCTGGCGAAAGATTTGTATCTGGAGCTGGATCAATGCCTTTATGGGACAGGGCTAAATATGCTGCTACGCCATACACTAAAGTAATTCAATCAGCACAAGCAAAGGAGACCCAAAACGAACCATATCGTGGTGCTTATTATGATATTCAAGGAAATTATATTGGGCCACAAGACCAACCTCAAGAACAACCAAACTCAGTCGGTGATATGTCTCCAATAAAAATGTTGTGGGATGAAGGAACAGGCACAAACACTCAAGCGGATACCTTTACTCCAACACCTTATGAGGGAAAAATATACTACACCAGAGAAGACTTGGCTCAGGCTGTAAACGAAGCAATCACTAAATCTTACAACGATCAGATAAAGAAAATAGATACCAATTTTAAAAACGGTTTTATTACTTTTGATGAACGAGACGCTGAGATTAAAAGAGTCAGAGGGCAATTAGTCGATAAGAGAAAAGGCGATCTTGAAAGTATCGCTGGATACATGAACCAAATTTCGCCAGAGGCAGTTCAGTCAGGCAGAAACACTATGGAAGGAAAAGCTGTTGAAGATTATACAACTCAAAACAAACAACTTGGTACTGAGCTAGGGTCTAATTTATATGATTCTAGCGGAAGAATACGTCAAAACCTCACAACTGCTGATCTTCAACCATATATGACAGAACTATCAGATACAGGGAATTTAGCACGATCAATCGCTGGAAACTATCAAGAAAGAGACAACAACACATTAGCTGCTAACACTGCATTTAACTCTGGTAAAACTCAGAACGCCAATGACTACATATCTTCTTTACCTGCTACTGCCAAAGTAAGCGATTATTCTAAATATCTTAATGGAAGTATACTAAACAACCAAAAAACACCTACACAGGACGTTGGAGGGTTTTCTAGTACAGCTAAAACAGATAAGTACGGCAACCCAATCGACGATTATATTTATAAGGGAATGTAGTAGACAGGGGCGAGATAAGAAGATTACAAGATACTTTTTAACGCAATGACTATCTGTTCAACCAGATAAACCACTGCAAGGGTATCAAGGAGTTTTTTCATAACTACTCCTTTCCGACCCAATCCTCCATTATCGAGCCAAGATAAATAATAAGATTTCGCAAAATTTTAAGAACCAAGTCCCGATTATCCTCCATTTTGTCGGAAATCTACCTCGCCCCATCAATAAATTATATTCCCAAGCAATTTAAAGAAGTACCGAACAAAAGATGACCAATTAAATAACACAATCTATGAGTAGTATTTTCCAAGACATAAAAAAGAAATACGCCCCGAAAGCTCTTGGGGCGCTTGGCTGGGTAGGAGATCAGCTTTCCAGAGGCAACTACGCCTCAGCTAATATTGCCAAAACTCTTACAGACAAAAAAAGGGATTCTTTTGGTGATGTAATGAAGGCAGGATACAGAGGATTAGCTCTTAAAGACAAAACCACTTATTCGGACGTATTAGACCAAGCTGGCGTTAAAAACAAGTATGTAAAAGCAATTGGTGGGTTTGCTGGTGATGTTTTGTTAGACCCGACAACATATTTAACACTAGGGGCTGGGGCAGGTGCAAAAATCGCCACTAAAGCAGGAACGAAGACATTAACAAAAGCAGGAACCAAAGAATTTTCAAAATTATCAGGCAATCTCGGGAGAGAATTTGCTGAAAAATCGCTTTCTAACATAATTGAAAAATCTCCGCAAATGGCAAATAAACTCGTTGATAAAGGCGGGTTAAAATTTGCTGGAAAAACGATTCCGCTGACTGATAAGGTTGTTAATCCTGTATCTAATAGTATTAGAAACGTAACTGGTAAAGTAGGAAGAGATGCATCAATATCTTCAAACCCATTATTTAAAAGGCAACAACAAGGATTTAGGGACACTTTAGACGCTGGAATATCCAGATACACTACAGGATACCAAAAAGCTTTTAGGGGCATAGATAAGGCTGGCAGAGAGGCAATAACCAGAGCCATAGATGAGGGAAAAGTTAATTTACTTCCTAGAAGTTTAAAGGGAGCAGCCAAATTTGCACAAAAAGAGCTTGACGATATTCTAAAGCAGGAAAAGGGCAGGGGTTTGATAAAAAATGGGTTAGAAAATTACGTTACTCATGTTTATGAAAATCCTGAAGACGTTAAGAAGTTTTTGAATTATGTAAATACAACTAGACCAGGAACTAGATTTGCCAAAGAAAGAGCAATACCAACATTGGCAGAAGCGGAGGCACTAGGACTAAAGCCTAAGTTGGATATAGAGGAAGTTTTAAGACAGCGCCGATCTTCGTCACTACGAGCAACCGGTAAAAGTGATCTTTTGACTGAAGTTGGTAATACTCAAGGAGTTTCTACTGTCAAAGATGTCTCCAAACCAATCACTGAGAATATTGATGCTAACAAACTAAGGCAAACTGATATTTTTGGCAGCACCGCCCCTAAACTCCCTGAATCACAAATAGTCAAGGAATCAACAAGAGTACCGGCTGGTTATGCAAGAATAGAAGGTGTCAAAGAATTGGCAGATAAAGCAATACCAACTGAAGTTGCTGAATATATAGCAAAACTTGACAAACAAGTTATAAACTCGGAATCTATCAACGGATTTCTGAAATATTATGATAAAGCTCTTAACTTTTGGAAAGGATCAGTAACAACACTTTTCCCCTCTTTTCATGTCAGAAATGCCGCTTCCAATGTCCTACAGAACTATCTAGATGTTGGCATGACGCAATCTCTTAATCCTAAGTTTCATTCAACCGCAGTAAAAGTAATGGGCGGTAAGAATGCTAATGAAATAGTAAAAATAGGTGGCAATAAGTATAAAATCAGCGAACTTAGAAAGTTAATGCAAGATTCTGGTGTGTTGCAAGGAATAGGCGCAATGGATGTTAAGGGCAGTTCTTCTAAGTTTAACTTGGGCAGAAGAACAGGGCGATTTATCGAGAATGAAGCTAGAGGCGTAAACTTCTTAGCCAATCTTGAGAGAATAGGCGATCCAGTAACAGCAGCCGAAAGAACAAAAAAATTCTTGTTCGATTATGACAATCTCTCAGACGCAGAAAAAAACATCATGAAGAGAGTTTTCCCATTTTATACATGGACATCAAAGAACATCGCATTGCAAGCCGAGCAAATGATTAAGAACCCTGGCAAGTTTGCCAATCAATTCAAAGCTCAAAGAAATGCGACTCAACCAGTATCGGAACAAGAAATGGCTTTAATGCCAGATTATATGAAGAATAGATTTGTCGTTAAAACAGGTGAAGATAAAACCGGAAATCCACAATATATATATTCTTTTGGCAGTCCGCTTGAAGGAGCAGTACAGTCTGTTGCTGAACCGCTAAAAACAGCCACCTCTATGCTTTCACCCGCTGCTAAAGCACCGATTGAATTAGCAACAGGTCAAGACTTTTTCTATGGAAAACCAATCAAGGAATTAACAAACGCAAAAGACATTTCATATCTCCCTAATCCAGTCAAAAAATTAGCTGGATACAACGAGAGAGAGGCAACAAACAGAAAGGGCGAAACATACAAAACATCTACCGCCAATCCTTATCTTCTCTATGCTTTAAGACAACTGCCATCGTCCAGGGTTACAAATACAGCTGGAAAGATTTTTGACCCCAACAAGCAAGCTGGTCAAAAGGCTCTTGACACTCTAACAGGAGTTAAAACAGCTTCTGTAGATCAAGAACAGCAAGCGTATTTTAAGGGTAAAGACGTCAAAAAAGATATTGCAAATGAACTTGTCCAGAAAGGATTGATAAAAGAGGGTGGTTACGGCAAATACTACATTCCAGAGAATGTGAAAATGAGCCAAGAGGAAAAGAATCAAGCTATCACTATAAAAACACTTCTAAACAATACTGACGAAAAAACAGCCCTAAGTATGGCAACCGGTATAAACGTTAATAACCCTAGTGTTGCTTCCGTGGGAGATAAAATTGATTTGGAGGTTGCAAAGGAAAATTTGCCCAAAGAAAAAGGCTCATACCAAGAGGTCGGAGATAAGATTATCTACTACGACACAAAGACCAAAGAGGTTAAGGACGAGTACATTGTTGATTTTGAAAAAAAGGTAGCTGACGCCTCATACGCATATCAAAAAGACGTTCTTAAAAGGTCAGATAATTACAAGGCTTACAGGCAGTTATTGAACGATAGATACAATAAAAATGTTGAGGAAATAAACACCCTTGACCCTTTTGTTGATGCCGATAGAATTACCAAACTTCGCAACGAGAACGGTGATATTGAGAACGAAATTGAAAAGTATGACGAATATGGCGGCTTCAAAAAACCTCTCAAAGCAAAGGCCATGAAGACACCATCAGTCGCATCATCTCAACCAAAAATATCTTTAACAAAACCACAACTTAAAGCTCTTCGAGTCCAAACATCATCTTCTAATTTCAAGAGACCAACATCCTCAAGAAAAGCGTCTAACATCAGGTTAAAAAAAGGGGTTTGATAACCCCATTGTTTTACTATATAATTTAAATATGAATAAAAATAATGAAAACAACCAAATTTACAAGGGAAGAGAAAAAGAATATCACAAAGAGTATATGCGTAATCGCAATATTAAACTCAATAAAGAATATGGTATTAGCGCCAACCAAGTTTCTAAGTTCGGGTTTAAATTATGTCTTGAAGTCTTTGAGAAATGTGGTCACAAATGCTCTGTCTGTGAAGAAGAAAACAAACTTTGTGTCCACCATCTTGACGGAAGTGGTCAAACAGAAAATCCAAATAATAATTTAGACAATTTACAGTTATTGTGCCAGAAATGTCATGGTCGCCTTCATGCAAGTAAAAGATGGTCTGACAAGGCGGATGAACAAGGTGGATATAAAAGAAAAGGCAGGGAGAAAGAATATTACAGGGAAGTTGATGCTAAAAGGAGATTATCTGAAAAAAGAAAACTATACCAAAGAGAATATTCAAAAAAATACCAAGAAAAAAATAAAGAAAGATTAGCAGAAGAAAAGAAAATATACTACTTGGAAAATAAAGATAAATGGAAAGAATCAGACAAAAGAAACAAAGAATCAATAAGGGCAAGATCCAAAGAATACTATGAAAAAAATAAAGAAATATGCAATGAAAGGATGAAGCAATGGAGGAAAAAAAAGAAGGAAGAACAGACCGACCAGAGATAAATGAGTCTGATAGATCAACAATGTCTCAGCCTGTAGTAGTCGATAACGGTCAATGCGAGCACGAATGGTTTCTGATCTTCCGTGACGGCGACGGCAGAAATAATTATGGTTGTAAAAAATGTATGCATGGAAAGGTTGAATAATGGAACAATTGGCACAACGTGTAGAAGCCCCCACAACGCCCATAGAGGCAGTTTCTAAACCAGAGGTAAAAGTAGACACCACCACATCAGATATAACAGAAAAGCCCCTTAGCGAGGGTTACATAAAGGAATTATTCAGTTTGGGGGAAAGTGCAAGCCACTTCGATATGCCCTCCTTAACTAAAGAGATAGACGAGTTCATTCTTTCCGAGATAGAACGACAGGGATTAGAGAAAAGCCATAAAAGTTATGAAGAAATCATACAAGGATATTTAGATAAATTACGTTTACCAGACGGAGTTGATAACTATACCAAAGTCGAAAAAGTTGCCGAATTAGTAAGAATAAACCGCAAACTAATAGAAGCAATGACCGAAAAAGAAACTTTATTAAACAGTGACCCAACTAAAATGAGTTCAGCTCAACTAAAGAGATATATCAAGGAAAACCTATGACAGACATAACCAAAGACTCATCACAATATATTAATAACGAAGAGCACGACAGTTTGTTCAAAGCCAAGCGTGTTACCGATGTCGGCTCAGACAACCAACAGCTAATTGACGAAGCTGC